TGTTTCTAAGCCTGCGAGTGCTATTGCGAAAGCAGCTGGAGCTCTTAAAGGTTCACCAATTATTGGTCCTTATATGAGAGCTACAGAAATGATAGCTAATGGTGTGGGAGATATAGCCAAATTATTCGGATACAGTCGACCACCACTCTTGCAGAATGAGATTGTTGTGAAACCTCAATATGTAGGTAATGCAGCAAATGTAGATGCTCCTGAAAATATACATAAATTAACATTAGATTCCAAAGCTGAAGTTACTATTGATCCAAGAGTGACTGGTTTATCAGCGGAAGATGAGATGAATCTATTAAGTTTAGTTCAAAAGGAAAGTTATTTGACAACTTTTAATTTTAGCTCAACTAATGCATTGAATGATTTGCTTTGGCAATGTAGGGTTAATCCCTCTTTGCATGGAACATTTCAAAATGAAATTCATCCAACGTCTATGGCTTTCTTTATGAATTATTTTAAGAGTTGGCAGGGATCCATTAAATTTAGATTTCAAATTATCAAATCTAATTATCATCAAGGACGTTTAATTGTACGCTATGATCCTAATTCCTTTGGAAGTGGAGTTGTAAACTATAACGTCAATTATAGTCGTGTTGTTGATATATCTGAAGAAGATGATTTTGAAATTATTGTTGGATGGGGACAAAAGGAGCCTTTTCTGAATGTTCCTTCTATGGACACATCCAATAATTGGTTTAGTAATTCTTTGCCGCGTCTTTCCACAGATTCAAATAGAGAACATAATGGTGTTTTGGAAGTTAATGTAGTGAATGAACTCGTTTCACCACTTCAAAATCAAAGTATCTCCATTAATGTTTTTGTATCAATGTGTGAAGATGCCAAATTTGCTGATCCCATTCAACAAAGATTAAACGCATATCATTTGTGGCCCCAAGCAGAACTCTTGGAATCTCAATCTGGAGTGGAAGTAATGGAGCTGAGTGAGGGATGTTGTGACGATAAACCTGGTGAATCTGAAAAGACTACTACGTTGACGAAGTCAATGCCTGAAGCTGATCAAATGATGAACGTGTTCTATGGAGAAATTCCTACGACTTTACGCGAGCTATGCAAACGTTATGTTCTCACACGTTCTTATTTATGTCCTATTTCCACGACATACAATTCGTGGCAGCATCATTCCCTTTTAAATAAGGATCTGCCTTATCAGACAGGTTATGATCCTCAAGGGTTAGATACTTCAGCTATTGCTGGCAATGTTACCCTCAGTTATAAGAGCCCATTATCTTATTTCATGCCGGCTTATGCGGGGTATAGAGGTGCTATTAGACATAAGTATGTTTGTCTCGGAGGTGTTAGGTTTGAGACGACAATTGGGGCTGTCACTAGAAGACATTTCGCTGGTTCTGGCAATGGTTCTGTCTCTACTATTACTAGAGACGTGACTCTTCAAAGTGAAATAGCATTCTTGGGAAGTCCTAGTACTGCTGCTGGCACTACACTTCAATACGTTCTTTGCAACACTGCAATACAAGCTGAATTACCTTTCTATAACCAAGGCAGAATTGGCTATTCAAGATTAGTAAGAGCCCAAGATTTGAATTGTAATTCTCACGAAGTGTCTTTGATCAGTGCATATCAGTCTGCTTCTAAGAATCCAGTTATTCAGGATTATGTCGCGGCTGGCGAAGATTTTTCATTGTATTTTTATACCGGTGCGCCTATCTTATACAGATATGCATTAACACCAAATTCATAATTATAGTTGCTATAGGTTTTCTTATTCCTATTCCTATTAGCACTTTTACATATTTTAGATGTAATTTAGGATTAACTGCATAGCGGCAGTATACCAAGCTATGTAGAATCACATGAGTGGTCCATGTGTACGGCGCTGAGATGCGTCGTGAGGTAAAGACCGAATTTAAAGTTTTGATTGAACTTGAGGTTTGTTCTTTAACCTCAAGATGTAGATCACAACTTTAGAAGACGGAGTGCCTTACTGTAAATAGACCGTTTTATGAGGAGAGTTTTAGGAAACTTTCTCTTCTCGTGAAGCGGTTCTATAATATGCTGTTGTTTTACAGTTAGGCCGCTTTCGC